GCTAGCCAATAGACCTTATTAGAATCTTTGCACCAAACCTCATACACACAGATACGGTTCTTATTTATTTCCTTCTCGCCTTCTTCCTGCGACGCTTCCTCCGAGTTGCGATAATTAGTGTAAGCATCTTCGCCGAATTTCTCCTTAAACTCTTTCTTAGTTATATGGGTCTTTCGGGCTACTTTTCGGACTTCCGCCCATGTTCTTGCTGGTTCAAACAGCAGATCCGACCAATGGATGTAATCAACTACGCATTTCTCATCTAGGAGCGTTTCAACGGGCTCTCCGTCAACGTAGTACCCTTCATCGTCCTGTTTAACGAGGCTAGGGTCTACTGGTTGGCCCATCTCATCAACGTACTGCTCAGGGGCTTCACCCATTTCAGGAGCTTCTTGGCCTTCCATCTCGCCGCCCATCTCTTGCTCCATACCCATCTCAGGCATAGGAGGCATCCCTTCCATCGGAGGCATACCAGGCATTTGGCCCATCATAGGGGCAGGGGCTACCTCTTGGACTCTAATCTTAGGAGTCTCTACGCCTATCTTTGGCTCGTAACGTACCCATAGGGCACCTTGGCCTACAACAAGGTAATCATCAACCGCACGAGACACGGCAGCATCGAACCCTGATACTTCCACTTGGAACCGTGTGCACCGCTCTAGAATCTGGCTTCCTAAACGCGCTGTAACGTCCCGAGTAGGGTACCGCCTGAATATCTCTGGTTTGGGAGGTTGCGCGTAAAGAGCGGGTTTGAGGGTATTAACAATCGACCAGAATACGTTCAATTGTGCAGGTCTTTCGCAGTATTGACTGAAATCTTCACCGGCATACAGCTGCTCACTGCGCCTTGCCATCTCGTAGTAACGGTCACGCGCCTTTTTCCACCGTCTAATCTCGGTGTGCAGGGGATGCTCTTTGTCTTTGTCGTCGCTTTCGTACTCAGCCATCCCGCTTTAACCCCTACATAGAGAATCTCTCACTTAACCACATGCGATAAGGGTATCTGATATTGCCTTAAATTGAAAAGAGCTTAAATCCGCCACCGATTGCTCACATCGTCCACCGCTTCCACCAAGTCCGAATAGGTCATCGCGTTCGGGTCTCGGCGCTTCTTCTTGTCAAAACGGGGAATAACTGGCCATTGCATTGCTATGTAGCGGACAACATCGGCGCAATTATGGACAATGATTCCGCCTAAGATGGAGAAGTGATGGAGTGAAGGCACTCGGAGGCAATAAACATCACTTATTCCCGCATCTTTGACATCAGTTACCAAAATTAGACCTTTTTTGCGATCAACAACCGCAATTTTCGTGCCATCTTCCTTTATTAAGTCCTTTGCCTCAACCCATCCGCCATGCGTCATAAAACGGTGGTCAGGGGTGCATCTTACTTTACGTCCATCCGCAAAACTGACTTCAACCACAGGTACGTCTTTTTGCTTTAATCCTGCCTTATCGTAGGCAGCTAAACCGTAATGCGTCATTACATAACCTTGCTCTGGTAATAGAGCAATTGGCGTTTGACCAACTGGCATATCAACCAAAGTATCGCCCGTGAAACAGTGGTCAGCTCCTTGCGTATCCACGTCCTCTGGCCTTCTATCGTCGTGCTGAAGCATCGGGAAGGTTCTAAGCAAGTGCTTACAGTTGCGAGTAAACAGCAAACTCTTCTCCCGTAGCCTCATCCGTATCTGGTTCCAGCCCGGAATTCTCGACTTATCGCTTCTTGAGAAGTAAACCCCCGCAATTGCCAACGCATCGGCAATACTTTGACCTCCGTGGTTCTCAAATATCTGGTTATCCGCCGGCCCCGGCTCAATCCTTCTCTTAATAGTTGATTCTCGCTCAGTAATCCCGTCTCGAATGTCAACAAGGGACATTTTTAACCCCTCGTCCTTGTCATTCCCCCCGTACCATTCTCTCAAAATGACAATCGAGCCCTTTTTGATGCCTCTCCAATCCTCTCCAGCATAGGTGTACCAGAGCACAGCAAAGGGGTGATAGGTTCCATGGTCATACGCCCGATAAATCTTCCAGTGATTCGGGATATCATCGGGGTCAATCGCATCAATAACATGCTCTTGGCTAAACTCAGGAAAGTAGGCACCGGCTACAACGTCCCAATCCCCATGCAACCACGCCCGCACCATCTCAGGGCTCCCAATCTCGTGAAGCCTTTGAACATACGTAGGGTCGGCCTTCATCAGAATCTGGTTATCGGTGACTCTAGAAGGGATGAACATCCTATGAAGTCCGGTGTCTTGCTCTAGGAGCTTGTAACCTTGAGGGTTTTCGGCTATCCCATAACGTGCCTTTACCCATCCGTGGCCCACGCCTCCCGGGTTCGCGGTACACCGGATCCGTTTATGAGGCACATCGTGAGGGCTTCTCAAACAAGCAATCATCTGAGTGAACCCCTCATCGGTGGCAAAGTTACCCAATTCGTCCCATCCAATCCATGTAGCCTGAAAACCCTGATAGTTTGCGGCATCTCTTGGGTGCCCCATAAACCTCAAGTAAAGTTTAGCCCCGTTAGGCCATTTCCAAACCTTCTCATTCGCATTATAAGAAGCACCGGTTTGGGGGTAAAACTCGAAACTCTGTCGAATCACCTCCTCTAGTTCTGGGTAAGTCCTACGGAAGAGCATCCCAACCCAGTGCTGCTTATAAACCGAAACGTCACTTACAAAATCCCCTAGAAGAGCCGCAGTTTTGCCACCACCTCTCGCTCCTCCGAACAGTATCTCAGGAACACTCTTGTATTTAAGCAAGTCCTCCTGAGGCCCCTTCTGAGGGAACCATACAAGTTTAGAGGCTCGCCTTAATATCTCGTCGCTTCCGTTCATAGAGCCCTGTAAATGGCCTGTAGTGCAATGGTGATGGATACAGGATAGCACAGGTATCGGGTATCGGCGCTAGTGCCTATCAGGAGGTAGAGGGGCTTTAGAAAGGGGGGTTGATGAGACTCTTTTTGATTTAATGGGGGGGTGGGGTCCCGGGGGGGTCAGTTGTTAAGGGATTCTGAAGGGCTGGGAAATGGCGGAGGATGGATTCGAACCACCGACTTCGGCCTTATGAATGCCGCGCTCTAACCAACTGAGCTACCCCGCCTTAAAAAAGAAGCCTTAAGGAGAGTCGAATCTTGCCGGAAACTCTCTCTTTAAGGCTCTATGAAGCGCGCATCTCTTAGTTGAGATCCTC